TGGCCAGCAACCAGCCGAACGCGGGCACGATGACCGACAACCTGCCGGTCGCCGAAATCGTGTCGACCTTTGCGGGGAATCTGGTGCGTCAGTTCGAGCAGGACTGGTATCACCACGTCCACCTGCTGCCGGCCAAGATCGCCTTGGGCAATCTGCTGTCGACGCAAGTCAGGCAGGTCGAGGTGTGGAACGCCCATTTCACCCCCAAGACCTTGTCGGCGGTGGTCGGCCAGAACGAAGGCGGCATCACGCTCGCTGCCCCGGCGAATCCGCCGACCAGCTACGGGGTGCTGGAGTCGCGCCTCTACAATGTCTCGGTGAGCCTCGACGGGCCGCCTGTGATCGAAGCGAGTTTCACGTTTCAGTTTCCCGACGAAGCACCGACCCTGTCGATCTCCGGTCGGCGCGTCGTGGTATTCGGCCTCAAGCCTAACTGGGCGGACGGCTGGCTGGAGCGCTTGATGTGGGCGACCGACGTGCTGACCGCCCGTGACGGCACCGAGCAGCGGGTCAGTCTGCGGGCCAAGCCACGCCGCTCGCTGGAATTCTCGATCCTGGTCGGGTGCGACGATGCGGCGCTGCTGGACGTGTTGCTGTCGGCCTGGCAGTCGCGCGTCTATGCCTTGCCCATCTGGCCGGACAAGGGCATCCTGACCGCGCCGGTCGCTGCGGGAAGCACGGTGATTCCGATCTCGACTTTGAACCTGGAGTACGAGGCCGACGGCCTGCTGGTGATCGGCAGCGACAGCCGCAACACCGAGGCGGCCGAAGTGCTCTCGGTGGCCGCCAATGCCGTGACCCTGAAGCAGCCGTTGTTGCAATCCTGGCCAGCCGGATCGTTTGTTGCGCCGGCGCGCACGGCGAGGCTCAGGGTCACCCAGGCGGTCTCAAGGGTGACCGACGCCATCGCCACGGCACGCCTCATCTTCGACATCGCCGGCACCACTGCGATCACGAAGCAGGACTCGACGACGACCTTCAATTCGACCCCGGTGTGGATCACACGTCCGAATCGCGTGCGCGATGTCGAGACGGATTACCGGCGACTGGCCGAGGTGCTCGATTTCGATACCGGCATCACGGCGGTGGATGACCATGCCGCGCGCCCCTTCGTGCGCCGCGCCTTCGACTATGTCTTCAAGAACCGCGCCGAGATCGCCGCATTCAAAGGATGGCTGGCCGCCCGCCAGGGCCGCTTGACGGCATTCTGGCATCCGACCTGGGAAGCCTCCATCGTTCCGACCCAGAAAATCCTCTCCAACCAGACGGTGATGACCGTGGCCTCGCGCGGCTACGCCCTGTACTTCAACCCGATGCCGGGTCGCACGGAAGCCGCCTTTCTGCACAAGAATGGCAACTGGTATTTCCGCACCATCCTGAGTTTCGGGGCGGGTGCTACCAGCGCAGAGGAAGTGATGACGCTCAACCAGTCCTTCGGCTTCGATGCCAATCCCGAGGACTGGGTCGCCATCTACTTTCTGGAGAAGACCCGGCTCGATGCCGACCAGATCGAACTCAACTGGCAGACCGACAGCGTCGTGGAGGCCTCGGTGCCGATGATTTCCGTGAAAGCCTGATCCATGAGTTACGACACGCAGGAAACCTCGACGGCCGCCGGCCAGCCGGTGGAACTCTATCGCTTCGTTCTCGGCCAACAGGTGTGGACGGTGACGAGCGGCCGCGAGGCCATCACCTATCAGGCCGAGAGCTACCAGCCGGCGGTGATCCGCCGTTCCGCCGTTGAGCAGTCGCCGGAATTCGCCCGCAACGGCATCGACCTCGAATGCGCGCGGGACTTCGCCGTGGCGCAACTCTTTGCGGCGGCGCGTCCCAATGGTGTCGTGTCGCTGACGGTGTTCCGCAACCATCTCGGCGACGCGGAGTACATCACCTGGTGGAAGGGGCGCATCGCGTCCGTCGTGTTCGCCGGCAGCACCGCCAGGATTCGCTGCGAGTCGATCTTCACGGCGCTGAAGCGGCCGGGGCTGCGCGCCCACTACCAGACCGGCTGCCGCCACGCCTTGTTCGATCCGGGGTGTGGGGTGAACAACCAGGCCTACAAACTCGCCGGCACGGTGGCGTCAGTCTCCGGACTGAATGTGACCTCCAGCGCCTTTCTCGCGCAACCCACGGGCTGGCTGACCGGTGGCTATCTGCGTGTGGCCGGGGTGCCACGGATGATCACCAACCACTCGGGCGACACCATCACGCTCTCTGCCGTGCTGCCGGGACTCGCCGTGGGCGTGGCGTTCGAGGCCTTCGCTGGCTGCGACCGGACGTTCGCCACCTGCCAGTCGAAGTTCGGTAATGCGATCAACTTCGGCGGATTTCCCTGGATTCCCGTCAAAAACCCCTTCGCCGGGGACGCCATCGTCTAGGAGCAAGCTATGTGGGCACAGATTCTGGTATGGGTGGTGACAACGGTCATCGGCGCGTTGCTGGCGCCCCGGCCGCCCAAACCGGCCGCCCCCACGCCGGGCAATCTCGACGTGCCGGTGGCGGAAGCCGGCAAACCCATCCCGGTGCTCTTCGGCACCCGGGTGATCCGTCAGGCCAACGTGGTCTGGTACGGCGACGTGAAAACCACCGAGATTCGCCAGTCGCCCGGCAGCGGAGGCAAGAAATGATTGCAACACATGAAGATGCCAAGGCGCTTGGCTACTGCAATGCCGGCCTGCGTAAGTGGTTCCCGCGCGACGGCGTGACCTTCGACGATTTCCGCAAGCACGGCGTCACGGTCGAATGGTTGCGCGCGACCGGGGATGCGATGGCGGCGCGGCTTGCGGATGAAGTTGAACGGCAACGTCAATCGCAGGAGAGCGCGTAAATGGGCGGCGGCGGAAAGCGCGGCGGCTCGTCATCCTATGTCGTCGGCCACCGTTATTACGCCGGCCTGCACCTGGCGATCTGCCACGGGCCGGTGGATGCGGTGACGCGCATCATCGTCGGCGAACGCACGGCCTGGAGCGGCAACGTCACGTCATCCCAGACGATCTATGTCAATGCGCCGGAACTGTTCGGCGGGGATTCGCGCGAGGGCGGCGTCCAGGGCTACGTCGAGATCAAGATGGGTGGCGCGGGGGAAACGGTATCGGGTTATCTGCAACAGAAGCTCGGCGGCGTCATTCCGGCCTTCCGAGGCGTGGTGTCGATCATCGCCCAGCAGTGCCTGCTGTCGGCGATGAACCCCTACATCAAGCCCTGGAGCGTCGAAGCGCGGCGCATCCCGGCTCCGGCCGCCCTGGGAAATGGCAACATCAATGGCGATGCCAACCCGGCGCACATCATCTACGAGTGTCTGAACAACGCGACGTGGGGGCTTGGCTACGCCGCCAGCGAGATCGATGCGAGCAGTTTCCAGACCGCGGCCAGCACGCTGGCCTCTGAGCAGTTCGGCCTGTCGATCTTGTGGGATCGAGAGCAGCCGTTGGAAGAGTTCATAGCCGAAGTGCTGCGGCATATCGACGGCACGCTCTATGTCCATCCGCGCACAGGGAAGTTTGTACTCAAGTTGGCACGAGCCGACTACAACGTCTCCAGCCTGCTGGTGCTCGATGCCTCGAACATTCTTGAACTGGAAAGCTTCTCGCGGCCCTCAGAATCGGAACTCGTCAATCAGGTCACCGTCCGCTACCGTGATCGTTCCACTGACAAGGAGGCCGCGATCACGGTGCATGATCTGGCTGCGCTGGAACTGGCGGGCGGCGTGGTGTCCTCGGCCACGGTCGACTATCCCGGAATCAGCAATGGCAGCCTGGCCTCACGGGTCGCGCTGGGCGATCTCAAGCAGTTGTCGGCGCCGCTCGCCAAGGCGACGTTGATCGCCAATCGGCAGGCATCCAACCTCAATATCGGCGACGTGTTCAAGTTCACCTGGCCGGAACTGGGCATCGCCCAGATGGTTATGCGTGTCGTGCGCATCTCCTACGGCACGCTGACCGACGGCCGTGTGCGGATCGAGTGCGTGGAGGACATCTTCGGGCTGCCATCTGCCTCCTATGTGTCGCCGACCCCGACCTCGTGGGCATCGCCCCTGACTGCGCCGGCCCCCGCTCCGTATCGCCGGCTGGGTGAAGCGCCGTGGTGGGCGGTGGTCAAACGACTGGTCGGAGAGTCGGCCACGGCACGAGCCGAACTCGATCCGCAAGGCGGCTTCCTGGTCGCCTGTGCCAGCCGGCCATCGGGCGATTCGCTCAATGTGAAGCTCTTGACGCGCCAGGGCAGCGCCGCCTACGCCGAAGTGGATACGATGGGCTTCACCCCGAATGCGACGGTGACCAATGCCATCGACGAGCAGACCACGGTGCTTGCCATCGGCAACGGCCAGGACCTGGACGTCGTGAAACTCGACACCTACGCCTATCTCGACAACGAAATCGTGGCGGTGAAGGCCATCGATCTCGTGGCTGGCACGGTCACGGTGGAGCGCGGTGTGCTCGACACGGTCCCGGCACCGCACGCAGCCTTGGCGCGCATCTGGTTCGCCGATGCCCTGGAGGCGCTGATCACGGAGCAATATCTCTCCGGCGAGTCCTTGCAGGTGAAGATGCTGCCGGCGACCGGACTCGGCCGGCTGGCGGAATCAGCCGCACCGGCGGACAGTTATACGTTTGCCGGGCGCATGATCCGCCCCTATCCGCCGGGGAATGTTCGGGTGAACAACGTGATGTGGCCGACCGTGATTCTCGGCCAGATGACGCTCACCTGGGCGCACCGCGACCGGATGCAGCAGACGGTCTATCTGGTGACGCAGTCCGAGGGCAACATCGGCCCGGAGGCCGGCGTGACCTACACGGTGCGTTTCTACAACGAGAACAACGCCCTTCAGAAAACCCTGACTGGGCTTACCACGACATCCTGGACGTACCTCGCCACGGACGAGGCGACCGACAGCGGACTGGGCCGCATCAACGGCAAGTTCAAGGTCGAGATCGAGGCCGTGCGTGACGGATACACCAGTTGGCAGAAACAGACCCGCAGCGTCGAGCGCGCTGGGTACGGACTGAACTACGGGAAATACTACGGAGGCATCTGATGGCAAGCACCGATCCCAATCTCGGACTCACCTACGGCTGGACGCTCGGAGAATCCGGCTGGCACACCGGCATGGACAACAACCTCAAGCGCCTGGGCGCTGTGGTCGGCCTGTCCGTCAAGAGCCGCGCCACCACCACCCCGCCCGCCAGCCCCACGGACGGCGACCGCTACATCATCCCGTCCGGTGCCACCGGCGTCTGGGCCGGAAAGACCAACCAGATTGCCGTGCGGGTAGCGAGCGCTTGGGAGTACCACACGCCCAAGATCGGGTGGCTCGCCTATATCGAGGATGAGGCTGTGCTCTCGGCCTATAAGTCTGCAGGCTGGAGCGCCGGCATAGCCATCTGATCCTTTACCCACACGCAACCCTCTGAACCCGCCCATGAGGCGGGTTTGTCGTTTTTGGAGACTGCAATGACTGACGAACACCAACCCGCTGCCCTCGTGGAAAACATGCTCCTGCTGCGCCGCGAGGACTTCGACGAACTGCTCGACCGCGCCGCAGAACGCGGCGCCGAGCGTTGCCTTGCCCATCTCGGGCTGGAGAACGGCAGTGCTGCGAAGGACATCCGCGAACTGCGCGATCTGCTGGATGCGTGGCGCGATGCCCGTCGCACGGCGTGGCAGACCATCGTCAAGGTCATCACCACCGGCATCCTGGCCGCGCTGCTGGTGGGGGCCGCCATCAAGTTGAAACTGATGGGAGGCCCGCAATGATCGAGACTCTGCTCGGTGGACTCCTCGGTGGGGCCTTCCGGCTCGCGCCCGAACTCCTGAGATGGCTCGACCGCAAGGGTGAGCGCAGCCACGAACTGGCAATGCAGGACAAGGCGCTGGAGTTCGAGAAACTGCGCGGTGCGCAACGGATGGAAGAGATCGGCGCGTCTGCGGATGCGGCGTGGAGCACCGGGGCCATCGAGGCGCTGAAGGAAGCCGTGGCGGCACAGGGGCAGCGATCCGGCGTGCGCTGGGCCGATGCCCTCTCCAGCAGCGTTCGACCCGTCATCACCTACTGGTTCATGGCGCTCTACTGCGCCGCCAAGACGGCGGCGTTTGCTGCGGCCGTCACTGCCGGTGCTGGTTGGGGCACGGCCATCCTGCACGCCTGGACGGAGGCCGATCAGGCGCTGTGGGCGGGCGTGCTGAACTTCTGGTTTTTGGGCAGGGTATTTGATCGGGTGAAACCGTGATCGATGTGCCTCAATCAGCCATTGCACTCGTCAAGCGCTTCGAGGGATTCGAACGCAAGGTGAAGCGTGGGGTCGAAATCACCGCCGTTCCCTACATCTGTCCGGCAGGCTTCTGGACTATTGGTTACGGCCATCTCTGCGATCCCAAGCACCCGCCGATCACGGAGGCAGAAGCCGAGGTCTATCTGGCGCGCGATCTGCAGACTGCACTTGCGGCGACGTTGCGCTATTGCCCGGTGTTGGCCACCGAGCCCGAGGGGAGACTCGCCGCCATCGTCGATTTCACGTTCAACCTCGGCGCGGGGCGGATGCAGACATCGACCCTGCGGTGGCGCGTCAATCAGCGAGATTGGAATGCTGCTGCGAGTGAGCTGCGGCGGTGGGTTTATGGTGGTGGGAGAGTGTTGCCTGGGCTTGTGGCGCGGCGGGAGGCTGAGATTGCCTTGCTTGATCAGTGACGCACTTCACTTTGCTGGTTTCTTGATGCCTTCAGCAAGTTTCAATAGCTGCTTCATCTCTGCGTCAG